GCAATTCACGAAGAAAAGGCTATATAGTATATCTTGAGGATAGGTCAAATGCTCAAGCCTATCCCTTCGACAAAGGCTCTGTGATAACTGTAGGCAGCCCTCAAAACGGGGGCTGTTTGCATTGGAGGAATTATGGCCCCCGGTATAAATAACCCCCCTCGCAAGAATAATCCCCGGTATAAAAACGGGGCCCTACGCAGAAAGTACCGGGCCCGTCTCAAAGCCCAGGGAAATGAGTGCGGGATATGCAAGGGCAGGCTTGGTCCCATCCATTACGATGAGCCGAGCGATGCACAGCATCCGCTTAGCTTCGTAGTAGATGAGATCATTCCTGTCAGCAGATGGAAAGAGTTTGGATATGATTCTCCACAAGCAGCAGCTCAAGACTGGAACAACTTGCAGGCGGCACACTACTGCTGTAATGCAGCGAAAGGCAATAAAACCGACTATCGGGTAGGCGCTGTAGAAAAAAAGATCATAAAGGACGTTGTGCTCGATGGCGAATGGTGAAGCGCAGCTGATAGGAACACGCAGATATGGTTTTCTGCGAAGGAAAGGTAGGGGGAGGGTCCCTCTACCGCCCACAGGCGCGCCGCAACAGTCCAGCGCCGATATACCCCCACGCGCGCGCACGCACAAGGGGGTGGTCATAAGGGAGAGTTTTGGATTATGGAAAATGAGAAGATCATAGACCCCGTAGAGGAGCGTATCAGGGAATTGACGAGCGCTCTCAGGTCGGCAAAAACTCCGGCGCATATAAGGAAGCTTTTGAAAGGCACTATCAGAAATATCGCATGGTTGGAGATGAAGCTTGATGAGGTGAGAGACTCCATTCCTGAGGGTGAGATACTACGCGAATATGACAACGGCGGCGGCCAAAAAGGCGTCCAGGAGAGCCCTCTTTTGAAGGCATATGAGAAGCTATTTCGTGAATATACGACAGGAATGAGCGAGATAATGGAGGCTCTGCCAAAAGACAGCAGAGAGCCGATCATGAAGAGGGCGAAGAAGAAAGAACCCGAGAATGTACTTCAGCTTCTGAGTGAAAAGCAGAGGAACAAAGCATGATCGGATCACAGGAACCGAGAGTAGCGATAGAACCGCCGAGAGCCGGTACAGACGGCCAGGACGCGGTTCTTTTGATTACCGCATATGGCTTCAAGCCGGATCCTTGGCAGGAGATGATCGCAGAATGCTGGCTTGGTACCGATGAAGACGGTTGCTATACGACAACTTCGGCAGGGCTTTCAGAGCCGAGGCAGAATGGGAAGAACGGCTGTCTGGAGATCCGCGAATTCTATGGCATGGTGATAAAGGGTGAGAAGATCCTGCACACTGCTCATCAGGTGCGAACGGCGAAGAGATCCTTCAGGCGTCTTGTACGATTATTCACAGACAAGCGTCATCCGGAGATAGAAGCGCTGGTGAAGAAAATCCGTTATACCAACGGCGAGGAAGCCATAGAGCTCACCAACGGCGGAGTGATCGAATACTCCGCCAGGTCAAGGCAGGCCGCCAGAGGAATTGACGGGGTATCCCTGATAGTGTTCGACGAGGCTCAGGAACTGACTGATGACCAGATCGAGGCTATCATGGCCACTCTGTCCGCTTCTGAGACAGGGACGAGGCAGATTATATACACTGGGACGCCACCGTATCCGCAGTGTCCGGGCACGGTATTCCGCAGGAGAAGGAAGATATGCTTGGAAAATCCAAGCGAACATGACGCATGGCATGAATGGAGCGTTGAGGCAAAGGGCATAGACGAGATCGCCATAGATGACAAGAGCCTGTGGTATATGACGAATCCTGCGCTTGGAATCCGTCTTACGGAGGAGTTCACTGAGGAGGAACTCAGAACGATGACCCGTGACGGATTCGCGAGAGAGCGCCTGGGTTGGTGGATGCCGGATATAGGCATCGAAAGAGAATTCGCGATCAGCAAAGACATATGGGAAGCCTGTATGTCACATGATCATATCCCGGAGGGAAAGCGTGCGTATGGCATCAAGTTCTCAGCGGACGGATCTGAAGTGTGTTTGTGCGGTGCAGTGCTCAGCTTTGACGAGACGCCGTCAAGGATATCCTATATCAATCGGCAACCGACAGCGAAAGGCATACAGTGGCTTGCGGACTGGCTCAATGCCAGATACGGACAGGCTGCATGTGTCGTGATTGACGGCAGAAACGGAGTCGATGTGCTGGTTGACAAGATCTCAGGTAAATGGAGAGCGAAAGACTGTGTTATAAGAGCCAGGACAAAGGATGTCATAGCGTCCGTGAGCGTGCTAACGGACATGCTGAACGAAAAACAGGTAACTTGGTACTTCGAACACGAAGATCTGTGCGACAGTGCCCTGACATCGACAAAAAGACCGATAGGCGGAGGCTGGGGCTTCGGTGGCGAGAATTCACTCCCGATCGAGGCCGCGGCTCTTGCTTTGTGGGGAGCGAAAACAAGTAAGAGAGACCCAAGCAGGAAGATGAGGATCGGATAATGATAACGATAAACACGAAGACTGTCAGGAATCTGGGAGAAAAGGAGAAAAGACAGCTCGCAGAACTGATAAACGCATATAACTACCACGAGGCGCAAAATCTGACGAAGGAGAGGTATTACGAAGGCAGAGTGACTGTCGGTGAAGTAAATCTCGGGATAGCGCTTCCGCGTATGGTAGCGGGCCTTGTGATCGGCTGTGAGTGGGGCGCAAAGGCAGTTGATGTCCTTGCGGCCAGATCCATGTTCGACGGCTTCGTAGGAACGAACGGCGCCGAGATAGACAAGATCTCGGGCATAGTTGCGGACAACAACCTCATAGCAGAATATCCAAAAGGTTGCCGCGAGGAGCTGAAGCTCGGAGCGTGCTTCGCAACACTGAGCAGAGATTCGGAACTTCCGAACAAGTGCCGAATAAGATTCCATTCAGAAAAATCTGCATCGGCGCTATGGGATGGTGCAAAGCAGAGGATAAGCTGCGGCATGGCGATAATCGACTCCGTAAAGGACGAGTCACAGATTCCGGCATGGCAGCCGTCGAGAATTAATCTCTATACGGACACGGCAACATGGGTGCTTACGAAATCCGGGAACATATGGACGGCGGAAGAGAACCCACACAGGATGGGCAGGCCGCTCATGGGGCCGATGGTATGGAACGCGACAGCGCTGAAGCCATTTGGCAGATCAAGGCTGAAAGGCCCTGTACGGAGTCTTATACAGGGATACATCCGCACGGTAGCGAATGCGACCATCGGACTTGAATTCTCGACTGCGCCCCAGAAGTATCTGCTGGGCGTGACGGATGATCAGTATGACACGATCATCGACGACAAATTCAAGCAGTATGTCGGCAATATACTTGCGGCCACATCGAATCCTGAGACCGGTGAAAAGCCGACCTTCGGACAGTTGCAGCAGGGCACCATATCTCCGCATGTCGAGATGCTCAGGATCCTATCTACACAGTTTTCAGCCGCGACAGGTCTGACTGTGACCGACACAGGCGTAATCAATGATGCGAATCCGACAAGCTCCGACGCAATCCTTGCGCAGACTCAGACTCTCGTAAAGATGGCCGAAGAACTGAATCAGAGCAACGGAAACGCTCTCAGGACGATCGCATTGATGGCGCTTGCCATATCCGAGAATACGACCATCGACGAGCTGACGGATGAGCAGAAGTCCATCGTAGCACACTTCAAAAATCCTGCGATGCCATCAATAGCTGTCACTGCCGACGCGGCTATCAAGATTGCGTCAGCGAGAGAAGCCTTTGCGTCAACAGATGTTTTCCTCGAAATGATCGGCTTCGACCAGGCGGATATTCGCCGCATTAAGGCGCAGGAGCAGATATCAAGAGGCTTGTCGCTTCTGGACGAGATCGCGGATGAAGAGGCAGGGGAGCCGGTAAATGAAACTAACAGCTGATTACTGGATCAAGTATATAAACATACACACATCAGCGAATAAGGCCGCAGAAAAGCGTATGGAGCGCTATATTGAGATTCACGGTACAGACGACATGGATAAGTTGTCGGATTATGCATTCGCTCTTGTCACAAAATATGGCGAAGCGGCAACCGCTCTGTCCTGCGAGATGTATGATAAGCTGGCCAGAGCGCAGAAGGCTGATGTCCCTGATGCCATGCCCGCCGAGACTGCGACCTACGGAGAAGTTGCCAAGGCTGTCAAGGGTGCTGCGAAAAGATCGCCGTCTCTGATTCCTGATGTTGTCGGAAGACTAGTAAA